TTATACTTAATTTCAGCAATAGTTTCTCTACCTGCTCCTCCATATCCAGCTGTAGTGGTATCTATAGAAACATTAGCATATCCACCTATTGGATCTACTGCTCTAAATGTTGCAGCTTTATTAGTAGCTGCTCCATCAGATATATTTGCAGCTAAAAGAACTTGGCTTCCATCTGCCGGTCTGTAGCCAACTTTATTATCTCCAAATTGAACTTCAAATTTATTTTCAAAACTTTCATACAGAAAATATACATTAGATGTAGGTGTAACCTTAACTGTATCTGATATTAGTTGATAGGTATGTGTTTCAGTTGAAGAAGGTGAAGATTTTACAACAACAGAAAGAGTCGTTACATCAGTATTAGAATTTGGTAATATAAATTGTTGTTCTTTATTATTATAATCAACTTTATATTTGTGTGTTATTCTGACACCTTGATTTAATTGAACATCATTTATCGTAAATTTTCCAGTTGCATCCAATATTCCAGCATAAGAATCTGCTGTTGTAAATATATATTTTTGATCATTAATAGTTGATGAAAATCTTTTATCTTTTTCAACAATCATAGTTGTTGCGGAATCATTCGGAACTATATCTAATGAAACAATTGCTTTAGTTCCTTGAACGGATCGTGGCGTATAACCTATTTGTTTGGCTTTTGCTACAACAGAATTTCTAAGTTCAGCTGTATCTAAAAACATTTCATTGGCTAACATATTCAAATAAAAAGAATTATAATATGTATTATATGAAAGTAAATCCATTATAACATCTAAGCCAGATCCAGCAAAATCAAAATTTGAAAATTCACTTTGACTTTTTAAAAATGCTATTAAATTTGATTTAATTCCAATATAATCTAGTTCAGATACTTGTAATTTTGCTGATTGTTCTGCCACAGTAATTCCTATCTATATAAAAATTGTTCGAAGGTTTCCGAAGATTGTTGCCCCAGCATAGTGAAAATTATTTTTACTCTATATCTATTTCTATCGTCTTCAGAAGAAACCTGAATATCTTTTATTACGGCACGTGGTTCTAAGGCTGTCATAGTTGATTCAATACTTATTTTTAATCGGGTTTCTGTTATTGGGCTCATGGGATCAAATAACAAAGTTTGTAAATTCGATCCAATTTCGGGGTGTCCAATTCTTTCAAATTCTCTAGTTTGTAAAACATTACGCATAGACTGTTTTATAACGGTAGCGTTCTTTGTTTTGAGAAGATCTCCTGTGACAGGATGAACTTTGAACGATAAATCTACATCAGAATATATTGCCCTGCCGTCTTCTGAACTATAAGTTATTTCTGTAAATGCTACATCTGCCATTTATAATTTCTCCAGTTACTTTATTTATACCTACTCATCTGCATCTGCGGCCGGCCATGTTTTGGCTTCAAAAGTAGTGAGATAATCATAAACTGTATCCGCCAGTTCATTAATTTCTTCTAAATAATCTGCATATTTATTTCTGCTTCCTTGTATCTTTTGTGATTTAGCAATTTCAGCCAACGTTGCGTCCGATATTTCAAAAGACCATTCTTCATGATATAGAAATATTTCTGGTGATCCAGTTCCGATGATAAAAGCAGAGTCAACCTTAATATATTCTTCTCCAATTGTTGTATCCACTGCTTTGGTGATCGGTCCGCCAGAGTCGGATCCAAAATCAACAGTAATTTTATCGTTTTCAGAAACACCTAGGGCCATCCATGTATCGGCGACCGCTTGCTCTTCCTCTGCTCGCACATCCACAACACCAGTGGTGTCCGCAAGATATCCTTCTGAAACCGGAACAGTTCCGTTAATTTTTATCACAGTACCTTCTGGATAATGAGCGGTAGTACGAACATCTCCTTCCGGACCGGCCTGACCGGATGCCCAAACTGGAAGTTGTGTGTATTCACCTGAGCCATTTGGAACAGCTATTGAAACAGTATTAGCTTTAGCTTTATATTCTCTTAATCTATATCCTGGATGTTTGTAAGTGTTAGTACCAGCGATTTTATTTTCATCCCGATACTTGTAAACTGATTCAACAGTATTATTTAAAATTACATTATAAGATAATGATTCATCTATATCAACAGGAAATTCTTCTTCAAGAACTGCTATGGTTGTATTAGATAACATTTCAACAGATCTTGTTGCTCCGGAAGAATCTAAAAGAGGATGAAGTATGGTAACTGTAGTATTTGGTTTGATTGCGCGTTGTCCGGCTTCAAAATCATCAACCTCATCTACAAATTCACCTTTTATTATCATCAATGTCTTACCTAAAGATCTTAAACTTCCTTTAGGGATTTCGTCATCTTTACTGGTTTTGAGTGACTCTTGAATCAAGTTTATTTCAATTGCTTGTATCATTTCTTCAATTCTCTCGACTAATAATTCCAATTCTCGTAAATCATTTTCTCTCAATTGTGTTAATTCATCATAAATATTTCTATCTGGACCTTCAAATACGCCGGTTGCTAAATCAATAGAACCAAAGCGATTAACATCCATTATTTTTTCTCTCAAATTCTTTCCGGAAGGTGGCGAACCATCCAAATATTCCAAAATTAAGGTTAATGCTGCTTTGGCTGCCTTCAACCAAGCAAGTTTAGCTGCTGCTATCTCTTCCGGTGTTCTTATGTCTCCGACATCAACTTCTGTATCTGCTCCAACCGAGCCTCCGACTACGATCCAATAAGTAGCATTGAGCACCGGTCCACCAGTACCTTCAGTGCTCATAATTAGCGGAGGTTCCCCTACTGGTGCATTCGCGATACATTCATAATTAATTTCTTTATAATATACTTTATCACCAACCACCCATTCCTTGTTTTCATCATAAACAGGAGTACCTATTTCGTCCATCACCTTCACTGTTTTTACTTCAGTAGCAGTTTGTTGTCTTAAACCTAGTAACAAAGATAACATATCTATGGATCTTAAAAGTGGATTTCCAGTCGGGCCTCCTCCTAAAAAACACACACCAGCACAAAATTTTAATTCTTCCGGTGGTTTGCGATCACCTCCTGCAGCCATCATTCTTTCTCTAAATTTAGTTATTCCGCCAGTTCTTGGTTCTAAATATAAAGAATACATGCCAGTAGCTGGAACACCATTAGCAAATAATTCTAATATTTCTTCGATATCTTTTGCAAATGCCTCTACATCGTCTATTTTGCCATCGAGCCATGCTATAATAGGATCTAAAGTTGTTTTAGCAGATGCAACACCTGCTTTTATCCCTTTTACTTCTGCTTCACATTTATTAAGTAGTGGACCCAAAGCTGGAAATAGTTGCTCTAAACTTTTGCCGGACCAGTTAGGAGATTCTGGTATAGCATTATCATCATAAGCATCTACTACTATACCCACTGTACATGTTCCTTCCGTGACTTGATGGTATGTAGTGCTCTGATCGTTCGGCAGCATTGCTTTTTGCTTGGATTCCGGGTGCGAGCTCGGGATTCCTGCCGTAGTTGCCGGCACGGCCTCATATATTAAATCACCAGCCTGAAATTCTTCGCCCCCACTTTCAAAATATTCAATCTCTAATGTTTGATTCATATATGGCAAAGGATTACGGTTTACTTTTGTTCCTATATGCATCTGTCTTATTCTACTTTCTGTCAAAGGAAGGTCCGTAGAAGCCATGGCTCTTGCTGCACTCATGTCCATTTTTTCATTGAGCCATGGTCTAGATTCTATAACTTCTATTACTCGAGCATAAACATGTTTATCATTTTTTAATATTCTATTAGTTTCCTTTGGATCTTGTACTGCAAACAGACCGGACTGTTCGTCTTCCATAATATAGTATTTGTCTTCTCCTTGTGCAGTTATCGTTTCCTGGTCTGCGGTAGCCAGAGTGGGGCTAGCCCCACTTGACAAGCTAGCCATTTCTGTACCATCAGCAACAGTTATCCTCGCTACTTTAGATACTAATAATCTATGAGTAACATTGCTGCCTGGACCGGTCCATATTTTGTTAATATCATCTAGCAATGTCATAAAGCCTTTAATTTCTATAAGCTTACAAAACTTTTCCAAAATTGTTTTAAATTTGTCAAAATCCGGCATGCCTATTATAAAAATAATGCCCCCAACTGTAGCTGAATCAGACATAATTGGTCTGCCTGATTTATAATAACTTGGATCTATTAAATCTTTCCACTGTGATATATCAACATTAGGAACATATTGTGACAGCGTTGCTAATGTTCCGTCTTCATTCTTAACCTTTCCCTCCGCAATTGCTTGTTTAAAAAACTTCGGCACATCACCTAAATCATCAAAAGATTTATCTATAGTTTGTAAAATCCCTCCGGGAGTTAATGACATCAAACCTGTCCAATTATTCATTTTTATAAAATACTTGTCAATGCGAGCACCTATGCCACCTCCAGACCATGTCAGTGGAGTTTCACTCATCTCCGGTGCTGAAACATAGATTGTTTCACCTGTAATAGGATCCGTCGCCACAGAATCAAACTGACCAGCGGCATTGGTGTTGGCACGCGTATAAGTGGGGGCTGTGTAAGTATCGGTACCGGGTGTACCAATGGCCGGAATTTTTTTGGCCGGAACGTAAACGTCATTCCCAAAAAATAAAGAACCTGTCACAGGATTTCGTTCTACATTTTCTTCAACCGCTCCAGCATGAACCGGAAGCATGAAAAAGCCAAGGCCTCGTAAATCTGCTAATAATTTTAAAATTTCATCTAGGATTGCATCAATTGCCGCAAATATAGGATCTATTTTAGAAAACATCAGAGATTTATTTAATTCATATATTTCTCTAATAAATAGCGCATTTGCTTTATGAAGTTCCAAACCCTTTGCTGAAGCTTTAAAAAAAGGTTTTAAGAAACTTATATCACCTAATGTTTGAGAGTCCCAAAGATCCGGATCAAATTCTACTTCTGCTCCGGTAGTTCCAAAAACCGGGCCGGTTGCTTCAGTGCCATCTGCATTAGTAGTTGTACCAAGTAAGTCTAAATCAACTGTTAAAGCCATTATTCTTTCCTTCTTTTCAATTCATTTTCGTTAAATTTTTTTATATCTGCTTTAACGGTTTCCAATAATAGATTTTCTAATTCTATTAATTTTTTAGTTTTTTCAGCCAATTCAACTAATGTAGGATGAACTCCTATTTTATCTGGCTGTTGCCATTCGTCTTTTGCCATATTACCTATGATAATAATGAATTTAAATTTGTTTGCGACTCTACAGTTTTTGGAAATGTTCCCGGAACCATAGGAAGTGCTATGCCTCCAACAATTGGACCCGGAGCAGCAGGAACACCACCTGTTACGTCATGTTTATGCATTCCGTATTCTGTAAAAAAATCATCTAGAATTTTTCTTAAAGAAGCCACATCATTTTTAATTGCTATTAAGCCGGCACCATCAATTGCTATTGTGCCTTTTGCTTTGTTCGATATAATTATTTCTCCCATTGCTCCACTGCTTTGAATTTTTATTTCTCCTGAGGGAGAGTCGCCAAGAGAAATTTCTCCAACTTTATTTTTCATTGTTATAGCGCCAAGTGGAGTAGCCATTGTTATTCTAGCTGTTGCTGGATTTTTAGGAGTAATAGCTAAATATCCGGATGAAGAAGCTTTTGCACCTTTTTCAGATTTAGAAGGAAGTTTATTTAATTGAAATAATAGGCCACCGGTGGACTCTGTTGCGGCAGATCTTAAATTAATAATTCCATTCATACATACAATAGATTTACCAGCACCGCCTCCCTCGTTTATTGCATTCATTCCTTGAATAATTTCTTCACTGCCATGCGAAAAGTTTTTCGTTTCACTTTGAGCAGATAAACCGTACGCACCCATGGTACTTTGTGTTATTTGTGAAGCAGTTAAAGTTTTTGAGCCACCGATATCTTCTACGGAATTACCTTTTCTCTTAATGTATGTTCCAGTGTTGTCGGCACTCGGGTGCATGGGGCCGCCATGAAGAGTTGGTAAATCAAGAGCTGCTTCTGCTTCTTTGTACAAAGGCGTATTGAATGCAATAGATTCTTTAGCGTTAAATTCAATTTTAGCCGCAGTGATAAAAGCAATTCCATCTTTACAATACACTTCAACATTGCCTTGTTCTGATTCTAAATGTACGTCACCACCTCCTTTAACTCGCAACCAATAATCTTCTTGTCCGCCGGCAGTATTTACGGCTAATTCATATCCATACTTTACGGCTGAATATTTGAAGCCGCCAACTGATTCATGAGTATTTTTTAAAACACAAGAATAATAATCTCGATTAGATTTATCAACCATAGTTCCTAGTGGACCTATTTCTCTATAGGTGCCGGAACGATGCCACCAATGTAATCTTTCTCTCGTTGGAGTATCATCAATTTCAATAACATGACCACTTTCTGATACATGTACATGATTATACGGATAAATGGCGCCATAAGGAGAAACTGGTTCTTGAAAAGTGCCTTTTCTTGTACCCTTGGCGCAAGGATAAGGAAGCATTCTTAAATCCGCTTTTGTTTGAACAATAGAGGTGCCCTGCTGTATAATTTGCGATTCACCATGGGGATTTCGACCTAAAATTGTATCAATTTTTGTACTACCATCTTTTCGGCCTCTAGCTAATCTCGGGGTCGTTGGTTCGCCCAAATATCTAAAAAGAGGATAATTATAAGAAAATTCATAATCTGGAACTTTTGATTCCTGTGAATCTGTTTCTTTAACTAAGACTCCTTCAGTAAGCGTCCCGTCTGCAGCTGTTTGGCCCTGAACTAAAGCAGCTTTATCACTCCTTTCAATTATTTCAATTCCTCTTTTTTTATTGAATTTAACACTTAGAGGATGTTGTGGAACATCTGTGAATTTTTCCTCCCCCATTGCGATTTCACCAGTCTCACCATCTACTTGATAAAATTTTGGAGAATAATCTCTTGGATCATTAAAACCTTCATTGGGATTACAAGGTTTATCCGGCCGGCCTCCTAATGTGCCGATCATAACCGGATCATTAGCGGCGTCACCATCTCTAAAAAATCCCATAACCCATGAACCCTCAACAGGTCCAGTTGGGCTCATTCCTACTCCTGTTTGAGAAGCTGAGGTGATCGGCATTAAAGGAAAAGCCCATGGCAAGAGACTAGTGGGCAGGTCCATCTTATCTTTAGTGTGCCAGCCAAGCCACCTTACTCGACATCTTCCCAAATATAGAGGATCAAATCTATCTTCTACAACACCAACGGCCCAAACAAAGCCTTCTTTTCCCATAAAATCGGGTTCCATTTTATCCTTTATATAATATATTTTCTATCATTGATTTGCTTCTTCTTTTGTTCCTGTATGATACGATTTCCCTTTATACGTAAAGGTTCCACCCTTACCACCAGCTCTCTTTCTTGCCGCAGCAAAAGCCTGATTAAATGTCTGTTCTCCCTGCGTCTGGTTTGTCATATCTATCACTCCAGGATCATTCACTGGAATAGGATCAACTGCGGCTTTATAAGATTTCAGCCGTTCCTCATCTTCCATGTGTGCAGACATTCCACCAGCGTAAGCTGAAATTACGGATTCATCTAAACTAGGCGGCGTATTTTCTAAACAATCTTTTCTAATTTGTATTTCTTGATAATATTGTTTATTCGTAAATACGTGATTTATTTTTGTCATAATATATTTTCCACTTAAAAAGGGATCCTCTCCGGCCGTGCCACTATTTAAAAATGCGTGTGATGGCATATGCCACCAAATAATATCTCCAACTCTTAAAGATGAATCTCCGGCTAATTTAAGGGTTATTTTTATATTATCAAGTTGCTGAAATTGTGAATCTCTTTTTTGTGATCGATACTCAACGTTAGTTTCGTTAATGCCAGGCTCTGCGCCACCAGTGCCCTTAAGGGCTTTTCTATTCATTTGCATAAAATATGAATGATTAAAATTCGTCCCCATTAATTTTACACGAGCACCTTCTCCGCCATCATCATCAATCAAACAATCATGATTATATGAACAAAGTTTGCCGTTTCCAAGCGAAACGGTAAAATCTGCTAGTTTCTTGTCGGACGAATCTGCGTCTCCTGTTCCTGGATTAGTTTCAGTCGTTACTTCCTCGGCAGCTATTTCCTGTTGGAGATCTTCTTTTTTCTCAATATATCTATATCCTATAGTTTCATATCTCATTCGAACTATATCATGCGTTATTAATTTAGCAGCATACATTCCTTCTCTCATATTATCAATAACATCAAACATACTATCAATACTATATTCTTCTACATTATTAAATGCAATTCCCGGCCAACCCTGGTTAGCAAATCTATCCTTTGCATCTACTGTAGAATCTATTTTTGCCACAAAATTTCGTTTAGGTTCTCTTTTAAAACTTGTTTCTAAACTTTCAAATTTAAATTGAGTTAAAGTTTCATAAAACAAATATAAGGCGCCATCTGCTGGAGGGGCTTCGCTTTGTTCGTTAAATACATCATCTTCCGTATCTCCCTGTTCTTCTTGTTCATTTAAAGATGTCGCTTTTTCAGCCAAATCATCCATAATATCAAATGGAGTTTTAAAAGGAAAAGCAAAAGTATGTTTATCTTGTGTTGGTTCAATTATAAGCTTTTTGGGTTCGAGCATTCCTTCTGTATATCCTGAATAGTAAGTTGTCAGTGGCTTTACGATATAATTTTCGTAAATATCCTTAACGACTGTTTCAATTTTTACTCCTCCATCCCCAAACTGGCCATATCCTTTACTTATTTTCTTTTTTTCACTAATAATAGCTTCTATTGAAATACAATGGAGCACATATAATTTCATTCTTTCGGAAGAATTAACTATAGGAGAAATAGAATATACTCTAAATGTCTTTTTAATAATATTATCGAGAGGATTATCGGCTTTTACCTTGTCAAACCCTCTGGTCATTGCTTCAAGTCGGAGAAATTCTTCACCTATAAGTGGAATAGTTTCTCTAAATCCATAAGAATCTCTTACTGCAAGATCACATAATAAATAAGGTTTATTAATATCTTCATATACAGTTAATTTATCAATCATTGGTATAATATTAACTGGTCGCATGCGATTATCGCCTTCAGCATTTGTTACATTTGGAGTTACTATATCACACTTTACAATATCATACAAACCAGCTTGAGTTGCCGCTTTCTCAATTTCTTTTGCTTTCGGATGACCTATACTAACTGGTGAAGCTTTCTGCGGGGGGTTTTGAAACTTAACTAATTCGCGCTGGGCTTCAATTGCATCATCTGCCATATTTATTACCTGTATCGTTTAGTTTGAGCTTCTTTCATAATATCTTCAACATATTGTCTATCAATTATTTTAATACGTCTATTTGCTTCATTTGTTTTAAATTCTATATCATATTTGGATATTCTTTTTCTCTCTGAATCCGGTAGAATATTATATGCATCTTTATCAATTATAACTTCCATTAATTTAGTCGTATCAGTTTCTTCTTGTGTTATTTGTCTATATTCATGAATTTGTTTTTTGGCTCGGTCAATGGACCCATATTTTCCTTTTATCATTTTTGTAAAATCTTGGGAACTCAAAGGCCAATTGAAATAGGGATTCATCATTTTATTGGTTAAAAATATTATCCAATCATATTTGACATCACCATATACAAGATAAGATGTTGTATCAGGTCGCTCAGTATCTCCTATAGTATGTAAATCAAAATTTAAAGCTTTATCAATCACATTTTGTTTTAATAAATTTCGAATAAATATATCTCTGGCAGTAGTTGTTTCGCCGTATTTGTTTCCGGTTATATTATATTCAATATTAGGTAAGTAAGAAAAATATGACATTAAAATCCCTGTTCAACTAATTCTTTGGTAATAATAACGATTTCTGTAAAAGAAACAGTTAATTTTATTTCAAAAGCGTGACTATCTTCTTTGAAAAAGAATGGTACTCCAGCTGCGGCATAATTAGCTATAACACTATTACATACACTTCTTGCTATTCTAAATGGTCTTTCATCCGCGCCTCTCGTGTGACCAAATCTAATATCCCAAGTACTTGGAAAAGTATAAAAGTTTGATCCGGCACCTTTTTTGCGCTCAGTTCCACCGGCACCGGTTTGTGATGAACCGATGCCGGCGATATTCCCCACCGGATCCGCATATCCGGGTAAAGTTGAGATTCTGAAAGCTTTTATAATTTCCTGAATTGTTTCACTTTCTTTCTTATTTTTTGCTACCATGGGGAATTCAAATACAAATTTTCTAAATTTTCCGGGACCCTGAT